CCAGAGGAGGAAAAAACGTGATATATCGAAAGCGAGTGGAGCGAGATGCATTTGATACCATGTGGGCCTTCCTACAAATGGGAGGTCAAAAGGCAGATTACCCCGCACTAAAAGAACATTGCCTAAAACTGCGAGACATGATGATGCAGAAAACAGCAGGCCAGCGAAAAAACAAGAAAACAGACATCTCGTTTGAAGATCTGGACCAGCTGAAGAATTTCATCGTGATCGACGCTTTGGCACTTGTATTATCAGGAGAATTTGAAAAGGAGAATGAAAATAAATGATAAAGAAAAATTGTTTTGGCTTTGATGCCAGATGCGGTGTGAGAAAAGATAACCGTTGTACGGCACTGGACAAATTGTATTGCGAATACGAGGAATGCAAATTCTACAAATCGAAAGAGCAAGTCGAATATGAGGAGAAGCGACGAAAGAATGGCTACTAAAGGTAAGCGAAAGCCATACTTTTTGTGGATGCAAGTATCAAATGACGAATACGAACTTCCACTATACGTTGCAGACACCGCAAAGGAACTTGCTGAATTTGCTGGAGTAAAAAGCCCAACATCCATCATAGCAGCTGTGTATCACGCGGAGCAACGTGGTGGATGGAGCAAATATATAAAAGTCCCGATAGAAGAAATACAAGAAGAGAATGCATAGAAAAGAATGAAAAATTTGAAAAAGAGTATAAAAGCCTTAGTAATCATTTGCTTAATCATTTCGCTTTCTGGATGCACAAAATGCATCAATACAAGTTACAAAAATGTAAAAGTAAAAATCGCAGATGAATATTATCGGAAAGCCTACTATTTCCCGGTTTTTACCGGGAAAGTAATGATGATGGTTAGCAGCCAAGATGCATACCGAATTACAGTTGAATACAACGGAACAAAGTATACGATAAGCGATCGCGACGTATACGAAAAATACAAAGACAAAATCGGAGAAAACGCAATCGGAGTCTTGGAAATCCGGGAATATGATAACAGAACCACAAAATATAACATCGTAGAAATCAAGTAGCAAAGGAGACAGCGGATGAACCAAAAAAGATTAAAAGAAAGACTTGACGATGTAAGAGATAAAATCAAGAAAGCAGAAGCAGTCTTAGACAAAACAAACTCAAAAGACTTTACGCATCAATACACAAAATATGAACTCGAACGAATTGAACCGCTAGAATATGCTCTTAGAAAATCCGTGGAGAAGCCTGCCAGAATGGAAGGCGAAAGAGCGCATTGCCCGGACTGCGGAACAAATGTAAGATTTTCAGATAATTTTTGCCGGAAGTGCGGGCAAAGGCTGGTGTTCAAGAAAGGAAGAAATAAATGAGTTATTTAGTTGCATTATATTTAATTGCTTGTGGAATTGCTACAGGAGATGCCTTAACTTTGGTTGCGGCAGGTTTATTTGCCGTAGCAGGAGCTATTGGAGATACAGGAGGAAAGAAGTGAACAGAAGGCAAAAGAAAAAGAAATATAAAGTACGGCATGGATATGCCAAGGCAGAGGAAGCAAAGGTGCAATGCCTGATTAGAGAGACGATCCAGTACGCAGAGGATGCGACAGATCAGGCTGAAAAAGAATACACACGCCGTACATATGCAAGTTTCCTCAGCTCGATCACACCGAGAAGGAGGAACAAAGCAAGATGGTGGAAGCAAACAAAATAATACAAAGAGATAGAAAGGGAAACTGGAAAGTTAAAGGGTTAGAGTGGGAGCAGCTTCGCGCAGGTGAGACGATCACCAGAGAGATGGAACAAGCACTGTATGCTGCGCTCTGGAAGCTAAAAGCCTACGAAGAAACAGGATTATCGCCAAACGAGATAGTAGCGATGATGGAGCTTGTAGGTATAGGCATTCCGCAGCCGGTAGCGGATCATATAGCAAAGGACTTCAAGTAGGGGGAGTGGTACCGATGGAACGAAGCAGGTTGGAAAATTTTCGGGCAAACAAAGAAGAAATAGAGTATCTGGAAGGCAAAGAGCAAACACCATACTATACGCAGCGGCTAGAAGATCTGCGTATAGAACAGGCAGAGGTAGAAGCATGGATACGCAGTATCCCCAACAGACGCGCTCGCCACCTCTGCGAGTTACGCTATATAGATGGCATGTCGTTGGATAAGATAGCAAAGCGAGTGCATCTTGATAGATCAACAGTCGGAAAAATAATTACAAAGGCAATATTTTCCCACCATTCCCCTTAATCCCTTGCATAATAGAGGAGAGCGAAAGGCTCATCCGAACCCTAGTCAAAGAGCTGTCAGCTTGTGCTGATGGCTCTTTGCGCGTAAAGGAGGCAGAGACGTGATATACAAGCGCTGCAGCAAGTGCGGAAGGCGGGTACCTACAGGTAAAAAATGTGAGTGCCTAAAAAAAATAGAGCAGGCAAGGCAGAAATATTACGACAAAAATCAGAGAGATAAAAGAGTTACAGCTTTCTACAACTCGAAGGAGTGGCACACGCTCCAGAAGATGGCGGTCGAAAAATTCAACGGCCTTGATATTTTACAGTTGTATCAAGATCACAAGATCACACCCGGACGCATCGTCCATCACATCATACCAATCAAAGAGGATTGGTCGCGCCGCTTGGATATCCACAACCTGATCCTGCTAACAGATGAATCGCATTATGCAGTTCATCAGCGTATGGACAAGGGCGACAAGAGCGTGCGCAAGGAGCTGATGCAGCTGGTGTTGCGATGGGAACGCGAGAAGCAGGCAGAGGTGGAATGAATCCTTGTCAGAAGCCGAAAAAACGAGGATTGAGGGGCTTTCAGAACCCCCGGGGGTACCCAAAAAAATACAAAAGCGCCCGGCGAATCCGCACCGTATGGGTTTCTTCACACAAATTTCTAAAAACGTTTTAAAAAGTTAGGAGGTGGAAAATGGGACGACCGAGAAAAATACTGGATGAACAGCAAGGCAATCTGACAACAGTTGAAAAAGCAAGGAAACAAGCCGAAGAAGAGATGTCGAAGGGGTCCCAAGATCGCATCGAGCGACCGCCTACCTGGCTAAAGAATCCAGTGGCAAAAAAAGAGTACAAAACGATCATAAAAGATCTAAAAAAGGCACCATCTTTTTTACTTTGCGATCTGGATATTAACAATTTGGCGGCATACTGCAACGCATATGCACAATACAGACGTGTAACTGCCCTGATTGACGATCTGGCAGAGGATGAGCTGACTGTGCAAACAAAAAGCGGCGAGAAGCCGAATCCACTGATCAGCTTGCAGACAACCTACAGCACAGAGATGCGGCGCTATGCATCTGTATGTGGGCTGACGCTTGACTCGCGATTGAAACAGGCGTCGGCGCAGCTGACAAAGCAGGAAAGCCAGATTGAAAGTGAGTTCGGTGACATTTGATCCTTGAAGAAATCAAAGAATATGCCGAATGGTGCCTAGAAGATAAGGTGGTTTCAGAGGATGAAAAATACATCTCCGGTAAAAAGCACAAGTGGGCTTGCCAACGTTTGCTGAAAGATATTGCGCGGGCGCAAAAAGAAGATTGTGAATTTTATTGGGATGAGGAGGAAGCACAGAGGATTGTTAATTGGTTCGCACTTCTCCGACATTCAAAAGGCGAGCTGGCCGGGAAACCGATCAATCTGACGAAATCGCAAAAATTTTTTATCTGCCAGCTTTACGGCTGGCGAAGACAAGACGGAAGAAAGCGGTTCAAAAAGTCTTTCAAGGAACTGGCGCGAAAAAACGCGAAGTCCCAAGAGGAAGCAGGAATCGCACTTTATGAAATCTCGGTATCCGCGAGCAGATATCGAGAGGTATACGAGTACTACACGGCCGGAACCAAACACGATCAAAGTAAGATCGTACTGGAAGAGGCAAAACTGATGCTAAGTGGCTCACCACTTAAACCAAAATTCCGAATCACGCGAGATCGCGTTGAGCATCGCAAAACAAAATCGTTCATTAAAGCACTTTCAAAAGATGATGGAAAGAACGGAGATGGAACGAACCCGGCCGGACTGATCTTGGATGAATACCATCAGCACAAGACAACCGAGTTCTATGATTTAGGACTCGGATCAAGCACAAAAGAGTCCCTGTTGATGATCATCACAACAGCAGGAATGGATCTTACCTATCCCTGCTACACACAAGAATACGAACTGTGTTCAAGAATTTTGGACCCGGATTGCGATGTGGAGAATGATGAGTACTTAGTAGATATATACGAGCTGGATCAGGAAGACTACGCAACCAACCAACAACTTGAAAACGAGAATGCGTGGTGGAAAGCAAACCCGATCAGAATGTCTTATGCAAAAGGCCGCGAGAAGATACGCGGCGAGTGGGAAATTGCAAAGCAAATTCCTGAAAAGATGATCGCGTTCCTAACAAAGTGCATGAATGTGTGGGTGCAGCAGCAGAAAAACCAGTACATGAACATGCACAAGTGGAAGCTGTGCGAAGTCACACCGGACAAGCTGCCAGATCTGCAAGGACTTCCGGTGTACATTGGCTTTGATATGTCCGCTAAGTTAGATTTAACATCAGTTTCTCCGGTTATCCCGATTGATACGGGAGAAAAAGACGACATAGGGCAGCCAATCAAGAATTATATTGTGTTCTCGCACAGTTTCATTCCATCAAGAGAAAGGCTGATTGAGCATGTATTGAAAGATAAAGCTCCTTATGATGCCTGGGAGAGAGATGGATATATCACAATCACAAATTCTGAGATCGTAGATCAGGGACAAGTACTCAAGTGGGCGCTGGATTTTGTAAAAAAATATGAACTGGACCTGCAATGCCTTTGTTTCGACCCAGCGAATGCGGCAAAGGCAATGAAAGACATTTCGGATGCAGGATACACGGTTGAAGAGGTGTTTCAATCACATAAAGCACTGAATGAATGCACAAACGGTTTCCGCGAGCAGGTGTATTGCGGAAACGTGATGTATCTCAAAAATCCAGTTTTAAACTACGCGATGTCGAACGCGGTAGTACGACAAAATAACGGACTGATAAAAGTCGACAAGGATGCAACAACGAAACGAATTGACCCAGTGGACTCAACGCTATGTGGATTCAAGCTAGCAATGTACCACGACTTTACAGAATCAAGAATAGAGGATGCAATCGACGCTTTCCTTGAAGGAGATTTTTAATGGAACTTTTGCAAAGGTTAAAAAATGCAAAAAACGCACTGTTAAACAAAACAACAGTGATCGGGAGAGACGACGATCTGCTTGAATGGCTTGGTGTCAACCCGGAAGGAATGACGAAGGGCGAGCTGAGCGAGGCAACGTATTTTGCTTGTATTAAAAGACTTTCCGAAGGAATCGGAAAATTACCAATCAAGCATTATATAAAGACTGAGAACGGTAGAGCCAGAGCAGATCCGAAAGATAAAATTGACTATTTGCTTACGGTACGGCCCAACCCGATCATGACTCCAACCACCTTTTGGACGACGGTGGAATTTAACGCACAGCATTACGGCAACAGTTACGTATGGATTCAATCGAGCCGAGATCGGAAAGGAAATCGCAGAGTACATGCGCTGTGGATAATGCCATCTAATAACGTTACACCGCTTGTAGACGATAAAGGCATTTTTGCCGGAAAAGGACAAGCTTGGTATGACTACACAGACGAATACTCGGGCGAACAATACTTGTTCAATTGTAAAGATGTAATGCACTTTAAGACATGGTATTCGGTAGATGGACTTACAGGAATTTCGGTCCGCGATGCACTGAAAATGAATGTTGACGGGGCAATGAACAACGAAAAATTCTTGAACAACCTGTATAAAAACGGCTTGTCCGCGAGTATGGCGTTACAGTTTACGTCCGAGATTGACGAAGGCCGACGCAACAAGCTCATTGAAAAATACAAAAAGCTTTTAGCAGGTCCAAAAAATGCCGGAAATGTTATCCCAGTACCGCCCGGAATGCAGCTACAACCATTGAGCTATAAGCTCACCGACTCACAGTTCTTGGAATTGAAAAAATATTCTGCTTCCAGAATCGCCGCTGCATTTGGCGTAAAACCATCGCAGATCAATGATTACGATAAGTCATCGTACAGCTCTTCGGAAATGCAAAGCTTAGACTTCCTGATCGATACGATCATGATTCGCTTAAAACAATACGAGGAGGAAATGGGATATAAGCTCCTTGGCGCAGAACGAATGAATGCGGGGGAGTACTTCAAGTTCAACGAAAAAGCAATCTTGAGAACAAATAGTGAAACGCAACAGAAGATCTTATGCGGATATGTTAATCACGGCGTATACACGGTTAATGAAATCCGTGAAGAACTGGATATGGAAGCCAAAGAGGGCGGCGATCAACTGATCGTCAACGGAACTTATATCCCGTTAAAGGATGTAGGTACACAGTACGGCACAGGAGGAAATGAAGAGAGCGAAGGAGATGAAGAATGAAAGAGTGTTGGATAAGTGGCGATATCGTAACAGCTGACTATGAGTGGTATTACGACTTCTTCGGGATGAAATGCACAACTCCGGAACACCTAAAGATGGATTTTACGGGAGCAGAGGCTGACGAAGAGATTGTAGTGCACGTAAATTCTGGAGGCGGCATGGTAACGGCCGGAATGGAAATTTACTCCATGATCGCGCAGCGCAAAAACGTTACAGTGATGATTGATGGTATAGCAGCATCAGCGGCCGGAGTGCTGACACAGGGCGCTGACAAGGTGCTGATCGCTCCTGTCGGGGCAATTATGATCCATAACGTTTCGGCCAACGTCAACGGCGACTACCACGAAATGGAGCGCACGGCAGAGGAATTACAAGAACTTAATCGAGCAATGGCAGGTGCCTATGCTCAGAAGTCCGGCAGACCGATGGACGAGATCTTGGAGCTGATGGACAAGGAAACATGGCTATCAGCGGAAAAAGCTATCAACTATGGATTTGCCGATGCGATCATTGAACCACAGAAAGCAGAAGTAACCAATGCAACAGGACTGAGCCTGACTCCGGAGATGATGGCACAGGCTAGAGCAGAAAAAGACAAGAAGGAAAAGAGAATGAAAGAAATCCAGAATATGTTGGATTTTTACGGCTAAGGAGGCAGCATGAAATTATCAGAGGAATTATTGAACAAAATCAAGGATAAGAAGACAGAAGTAAGCGATGCGCTGAGAGCGAACGATCTGGCAAAGGCAGAAGCAGGGAAGAAAGAGCTGGATGACCTCCAGAAAGAATATGAGATGGCATTAGAGATCGAGGCAGAGGATGTAACTAACGCGCTGCCAGATCCAGTACCAAGCGGACTCAATCCGGTTAACCCGAAGACTCAGAAAGACTCTACAGCTGAATTTGCCAATATGGCAAGACACGGATTCACAAACATGATGACCGAAGGAACAAAGGCAAGTGGTGGATACACCGTCCCAGACGATATCCAGACAAGAATTGAGACATATCGTGATGCCACATTCAGCTTACGTAAGTTGGTAAGCGTTGAAAACGTTACCACCCAGAAGGGCGAAAGAACCTTCAAAAAGAGAAAGAAGAGAACTGGCCTGATCAAGACAGGCGAGGCGGAAGCAGCGCAGAAGTTGGCAGACATCGAGTTTGAGCGCCAGTCGTATAACATTGAGAAATACACTGGATTTATCGCAATTACAGAGGAATTGCTAGATGACAGCGATGCAAATCTTACCGAGACGATTATACAAGACATTGGCGAAGATGCTCGCATAACGGATAATGTTGAGATTTTAGCGATCTTGGATGCAAATCAGGAGCAAGTGAAAGAAGTTACAAGCTATTACGACCTATTACCAGTCGTGATCACAGGATTGGGTAGCACATTTGCAAATTCCTCAACACTAGTAGTCAATGACACTGGAGCTGCTTGGCTGTATGGATTAAAGGATGGAAACGGCAGACCATTAGTCACACCGGATGTCACTGCCACGGCAAAGAATGTTGCAGCGTTTGGACCGTATCGCTTAAGAGTGGAGATCGTCCCAAACAAAGATATGCCAAATGCAGCAGATGGTTCAACCCCGATCTATGTGGGAGATTTTAAAGAAGCTGCAAAAATCTTTGACCGCAAGCAGATCGCAATCAAAAAGAGTGATACCGCATCAATTGGCGATTTAAACGCATTCGCAGAAGATTTGCAGCTATTCAAACCAGTCGTGCGTACAGACTATGTAATCCGAGACAAGGAAGCATACAGAAGATGCAAAGTAACAAAGGAGACTCTGACAGCCGCAGGAATTGACCCGGAAGTTGAAACACAGGCTACGGATCAGCAAAATGCTGTAGCGCAGGGAAAGGAGTAAGACATGGAAGATCTGTACGCAGAGGCGAAGAAGTTTCTAAGGCTTGATGATGATGAGCAGATTGACTTTTACGTAGACGTGGCCGTTGAGTATGCACAAGCGGCAGTCGGAAAGCTGGACTATAGCAAAAAACGCGTACAGTATCTGATATTGGCAATAGTCCAAGAGTTACATGATAACCGTACATACGACTATCAGTCGGTGGCAAAGGGAGACAATGAGAAGCTGCGTAACGTGATACGATCCATGATTACGCAGCTGCAGCTGGAGGTAGACAATGAGAATTGATCCTGGCGAGCTGAACAAAAAAATTGAGATCTTGAAAGGATACTCCGAATCAAAAGATGGATACCCAGTGGAGAAGGCAGAAACTATACGCAGATGCTGGGCGCGAGTAACGCATGAGTCTGGATCGGAAGTAATGAAGCAAGATACCTTAGTCGCCAAATCAAAGGTTCGTTTCCTTGTGCGTAAGACGGCAACGGAAATAACAACAGACATGTACATCATGTACGCGGGCAAGCGCCACGACATCGTATACATACGCGACTACGACGATCCATACAGTGAGATCATCACGGAAAGGAATGAATGATGGCGAAATTTCAATTTGATGGCGATGTCGACTTGATGAGAAAGCTTGAAAAGCTTGAGGATGCTGACGAGATCTGCCCGAAGGTGCTGCAAGCGTGTGTTGGCCCACTTGTAACCGGGATTAAGCGCGGATATGCCGCCCATCACAGGACGGGCGACATTGAAAAGAGCGTAAAAGCCGGAAAACCCAAAAAAGGCAAAAACGGCTGGTATATCTGTGTAACTCCTACAGGAAAAAGCGCACAGACAGTTGATGCCAAAGGAGTTACACATGATCGAGCAAAACCAGTAAGTAACATGGAAAAGGCGGTGCATTTAGAGTACGGTGGCAAAAAACAGTCGCCTACTCCGGTTATTGCCCCAGCTACCAGAGCTGCAAAATCAGAGGTAACGGCAAAAATGCAACAAGAGTACAACGAGATCGTAGGAGGCACATGAACTATTTTGATGCAGCCGTAGAAGCGGCAGGAAAAATTGGTATCCAAGAAGTATCAGAAGATATCTACCTTGGAAATGCGAAACGCTATGTGATTGTATCAGTAGAAACAGAACCAGAAGCGTTTGCAAACGATACACCGTGTGCGGATCGCCTATATATCACCATTGGCGTGTACGTCCCAGTTGAAGAAAACACGCGCAAATGGGATAAGAGCTTTCGTCTGGCACTTGAGATTGCCGGACTAGAAAATATAAAACGAGTTGGGACAAGCTACGAAGAAAAGAAAAGAACACGACATATCATCTATACCGCTGAAATGGCGGAGATAAGGGAGGAAAAATGGCTTTAATCGGTTTGCGCTATATTGTAACAGCGCCGTTAAAAGAAAAAACAACTTATGGAACAGGTTTTGTATTGGGAAAAGCAATCAAAGCAGATCTGAACGTAACTACGGCAAATGCAGAATTACATGCAGATGATGTACTGGCAGAGAGCGATAACAGTTTTGTTAGCGGCACCCTATCTGTTGGAGTGGACGATATCGCAGAAGAACATAAAAATATCATTTTGGGACACGAAGAGAATGATGGAGAGACTACAGCAAACGTAGACGATGCTGCAATCGAAGTAGGACTAGGTTTTTACGGAGTAAAAATGAAAAACGGAAAGAGAAAATACAGAGCTATTTGGCTCAGAAAAGGAAAATTTGCAGAACCATCAGAAAGCTTTAAGACGAAAGAAGGAAGTACAACATTCACAACACCAGAGCTTACATACACCTTTGGAGCGGATGATGATGGCAACTGGAAAAATGAAAAAACATTCGACACTCCGGAAGAAGCTGTAAGGTACTTAAATGCAAAGGCAAATATTAGGTGAAGGTATGAGTGATCTGAGACAAAAACCAAAAAAAATAAAGTACAACGGTACAGAATATGAAATTCTGTTCACAATCGAAGTAATGGATAAGATTGAAGATACTATGGGATTAACATCAAATGATATCATTGAAATCTTAAAAAATCCAAGAAAAGATCGAGAAACCAGAAACAAGTTTTTAAGACTTGGAGAAACTCTAATAAACATCGATGCGGAAAAAAAGAATCTGCCTAGAGTCACAGACGGAGAACTTGCAAACGTTCTGACGAATGCAAGTATGCTTGATTTGTTAAAGGTGGTAGTGGATACAGCACAGGAATCATTCTTCGTGCGCCAAGATGAGGAAGAGGAAGGCGACCCAAACCAGAGCAGGGCGACCCAGTAACGGTTGCCCGTTTCTACACAATTGGCAAACTCGTTGGCCTAACCGAAACAGAAATCTGGCGAGCGACTCCGAGAAAGATTCTTACACTTTTCAAAGATTATAAAAAGTTTCATGGACTAGAGAAAAAGAAAGTGACAATAGACGATATCATACCATTTTAAGGAGCGCTTATGGCGGATGCAAAAGCAAAAATTGGCGCAAAGATAGCACTTGACGGGGAACGGGAATATAAGCAAGCAATAAAAGATATCGCTAAAGAGCAATCAGTTTTGCGAAGCGAGATGAAACTGGTCGCAAGCCAGTTTGCGGACAATAGCAAGTCTGCCCAGGCACTTACTGAAACAAATGATGTGTTGGCACGCCAGATCGAGACGCAAAAGAACAAAATTGAACTTTTGAAGTCCGCACTGGAAGCAGCAAACACAGAGTATGGCGAAGGCTCAACACAATCGCAAAACTGGCAAATCCAGTTGAACAATGCACAGGTACAATTGAACGATATGAACCGTGCATTGGACGCGAATACAAAAGCACTGGATGAAGTGGCAGAGAATACCGACGACACCGAAAGTGAAACGGAAGATCTGTCGAAAGCACTAAAAGAAAATGAGCTGGCGTTGGGAAGTGCTGAAAATGGCGCAAACGAAGCTGGAGAAGAAATCAATGAACTCGGCCAGAGTATGGATGAAGCCGGAGATAAGGCGCTGACCTTTGGTGAGATGGTAAAAGCCAACCTTACCGCCGATGTAATCATGGGCGGCGTTGGAAAAATCGTTGAAACATTAAAAGATGCTGGAGAATATGCAATCAAAGTCGGCTCAGATTTTGAAGCATCCATGTCTGAGGTACAAGCGATCTCAGGAGCAACCTCATCCGATCTGGAAAAGATGTCGAGCAAAGCAAAAGAGCTTGGCGCTAGTAGTAAGTACAGCGCCACGGAAGCTTCCCAGGCATTCAAGTATATGGCGCTTGCCGGTTGGGATACATCGAAATCAATCAGCGCAATTGATGGTGTTATGAACCTTGCTGCGGCATCTGGCATGGAACTTGCAAAAGCATCCGATATGGTAACAGACTACTTAAGTGCGTTTGGCATGGAGGCAAGTCAAGCCAGCTACATGGCGGATATGTTGGCATATGCGCAAGGTAACTCCAACACGACAGCAGAACAACTTGGCGAAGCATACAAAAATTGCGCCGCCAATATGAACGCAGCCGGACAGGACATTGAAACAACAACCGCAATGCTGGAAGCCTTGGCAAACCAAGGCTCGAAGAGTTCAGAGGCAGGAACAAAAGTTACCGCAATGATGCGCGATATGACGGCAAAAATGGATGACGGAAAGATTGCTATCGGTGACACGACTGTTGCAGTAATGAATGCAAACGGCAATTTCCGCGATATGACGGATATTTTAATAGACATTGACGCTGCAACACAGGGAATGGGCGATGCTCAGAAAGCTGCAGCTTTGGCTTCCACTTTCACATCGGATTCAATCGCCGGACTGAATATGATCCTGAATGAGGGCGTTGACAAGATCGCAAACTATGAAGTGCAGCTTCGCAATTCTAATGGTACTGCTGAGGCTATGGCAAATACTATGCAAGACAACCTGCAAGGCAAAATAACAAATGCAGGATCAGCGCTAGAGGGTTTAGGAATCGCCGCCTACAACTACATATCTGGTCCGGCTGGAAAAGTGGTAGACCTTGCAACGGGAATGTTTAGAGGCTTAACTGATGTTTTGACACCAGAGCTGGACACAGCCCACCAGTTGCTTGCAGATGCAGAGAGTACCGCGGACGCAGTGCAAGAAATCTACGACAAAGTTGATGAACAGAAAAAAAGTTTTGAATCAACACAAGACTCAATCGAAGCGAATGCAGAACTTGCAAAAAGGCTAACGGATAATCTTTTCGAGTTGGCAGGAAAAACGGATCTGTCTGCGACGGAATTGCAGACCATGGGCATTTATGTAGATGAGCTAAATACTCTGATACCCGACATGAACTTGTCGCTGAATAATCAGACTGGCGAGCTAAGCAAAACACGCGAAGAAGTCGATGCACTGACGCAATCATACAAAGAACAGGCAATTCAACAGGCATTTTTGGAACACTACAATGAATTGGCAACTGATTGCGCTGCTGCAATCCAAACAGCGGCACAAGCAAAACGAAACTTTGATGTAGCATTAGCCGATCCGGCAGCACAAGCAGTATGGGAAGAATACCAGAACAAAGCAAAGGAATTTAACGCGGCCGGAGAAGAAATGGAAGATGCCTATATCCATGCCGGAAATGCTATATGGGCAACAAACAAAGCAAATGGAGATCTACTTGATGGACTTCTGAGCTCAGAAGAAGCAATGAATGCAGCTAATACTGCTGTAGACGATTGTAACAATTCGATGGAAGAATGGGAAACTACTATGGCGGACTACAAAGAGTCTGTAGAGCCAGTAGTAGAAGAAACTGAAAATGCAACAGATACAATCCAAAAAATGGGGGATGCGGAAGAAGACACAGAGGAAAGTACTGATGGACTAGCAGAGGTATTCCAGCGTTATGCGAATCAGACAGGCCAGAGCGTAGAAGAAATCTCAGAGGCTTATGACAAATTAAAGCAAGAATACGATAGCGCATATGAGAGTGCATACAATTCGATTCAAGGCCAGATAGATCTTACCAAGAAGCACGAGGAGCAGGAAGCAATCAGTGCGGCTAGTATTCTTGAAAATCTTGCATCGCATGTCAGCGCGATGCAAACATATGCTGAAAATTTAAAAGCAGTTAACGCAGGCATTGTAGACGATCAAGGAAACACAGTCGCGGCGCTAAATGAAGACTTTTTGGCTTACCTGAATGGATTAGGCGAAGACGGTGCAAATATTATCGCATCGATCTCGGCAGAGATCTCAGCCGGAAATACACAATTCATTAGCGACTTGAATAACCAGTGGGAAACGGGAATGACAATTTCCCAGTCGGTAGCGACAGAGACGGCGAATGCAAAATCACAATTTGATGAGTATTGCGCAAAAATGGACGAAGCATCCGCACAAGCAGTAGAAAATGCCGCGCAAGCTGGTGACAACGCAGGAAAAACCTATACAAGCTTTCAAGAAGCAGCGCTGGAACTTGGGCTTATTGATTGTGAAGGTGAAATTACAAGCTATGAAAATAGCGTAGATGCAAAACAAGAAGAATTTGGAAACATAGGAACGGAAACGGCCGATGCGTACACGGAAAACTTGCAAACAGGAATTTCACAGGCAGCGGACGGTGTAACCGGAGAAGTAGACGGAATCGAAGGAACAATTTCTGGCAAAAAAGGAACCTTTGGAGAAGACGGTGCAGGCGCAGCAGGTGCTTACGTTGACGAAATGACAGGGAAATTCTTTGGATCGGTTGTCTCGGTAGGACTATCACTTTTGGCAATCTCTGGCGAAATTGTGCTGTTTAACGCCACGATGAAAAAACTTGGCGGTGACGCATCCGACAACTTTACTTCTAAAGTAGTTTCTGGATTGACAGCATCTGGCCCAAATGCTGCAGAGGGCTTTATAGGAGGTTTGGAAAACAGCATATGGGGATCAATGGAAAGGGTGAGAAGAGCTGCACAGGCGGTCGTTGATCGCGTGAATGCAACTTTGAAAATCCACTCGCCGTCCAAGGTACTTGAAGAAAGCGGTAAATTCTCTGGCGAGGGCTATGCAATCGGATTCGAGAAGTCAATGGAAAAAGCGGCAGATCTGGCAGAGGTGCAAGCGGTGGATTTTAATAAGTCAGTGCTTGCATCGGCAGAGGACTTGCAACTGCGGGCCAGTGATCTGCAGTTACGCGTAGCACCGCAGAAAAACGGAGTGGCAGAAGATCTTGTGAACTTGCTTACAACGTACTTGCCTATCATCGCATCACACAAGCAAGTCGTGATGTCGACGGGAGCACTGGTTGGAGAGCTGACTAATGCGATGAATAGATCATTGCAAGCAGAAAGCAGAAGGGAGGCACGCTATGTCTGATATCAGCTTGAATGGGACATCTTTGAAACGATATGGCGTGATATCATCGGTGGCTTATGGTTCAATCGACACAGAGACAAGCTATGTTGATGTGCCAGGAAGCCAAACAGGATCACTTGATATGTCAGAAGCAGACGGTTGCATAAAATACAGAAATCGTACAATCAAGATTGTGGTCGGCGCACTGGCAGAAAAACGACATTGGAAAAAGCTTGAAACTGATTTTATGGCGCGATTTGCAGGAAAAAGATGTACCGTGCGAAGCGATGACTATCCGGGTAAGTATGCAGTAGGACGCTTGGAAAGCATCATGCCTACATACGATCACCGGATACGATACCTTACGGTATCAATCAACGCGGAGCCATGGTGGTACAACGACACAGAGACGGTTGTACAGCAATCTGTATCAGGAACACAACAGATTGTATTAAGAAACGCAAAAAAGCCCGTAGTGCCGAAAATAGAAGGTCCTACGGGCATGAAAGTAACACTGGGAAAGGAAACGGTGACACTACAGGGAACAGGTGTGGAAACATACTTGGAGATTTGCCTTGAGGAAGGCGAGAACACACTGACAGTCACCGGAACCGGAACCATCAAATTTACATACACGGAGGCCCAGTTGTAATGTATAAGATCTACCATAACGATAAGCTGATCTACAGTCCACGAAGTCCAGACGTAACGCTGGGGAAAGCCGAACTTACCCAGCAAGCAAATTGCGCGGGCGCAATTCAAATCATTATGTACCCACAAAATCCGGCCTACAAAAGTGTGAAAGAAATGGCAAGCATCATCACTGTGAAAGAAGATGATGAAACCATTTATGAAGGCCGTATAACAACAATCAATGACGAGATAAGCTTTGAAAAGACTCTGCAAACGGAAGGAGCCTTAGCATATCTAAACGACAGCGTTATACGGCCTTTTTCTTTTTCGGGCGATGTTTCAGAATTTGTCGAAAAGATCCTGAAAGAACACAACTCTCAAGTGGAAGAAGGAAAACAAATTCTGGTGGGGGATATCGGCGTGAAAGCAGCGCTAAAGATCACCGAGGAAGAGTACACAACAGCAATGCAACAGCTGCAAGGTCAGCTTCCGGGGATCTTGGGTGGTTATCTGGAAATCCGATATAAAAACGGAAAAAAGTATATGGATTATCTGGAAAAGCGAACATTGATTAACACGCAGGTGATCGAATACGGAGAGAACATGGTAGATCTGTCGGATCAGAAAGCGGGATCGGATATCGCGACAGTGCTCATCCCACTCGGCGCGAAAGATGAAACCCAGAAGAGAATCACCATTGAAAAAGTAAACGATGGGAAAGACTATCTGACAAACGACGAAGCGGTTGTGGAGTACGGCAAGATCGTAAGAACAGTGGTATACGATGATATCACCAGCCCGACGACTTTGAAGCAAACGGCAGAAAAAGAATTGCCAAAGTACGCAACCAGAGAGCGAACCATCGAGCTGACTGCGGCAGATCTGGCAGCTGCAGGCTATAACATTAGATCGTTTGCGTGGGGGCAAAAAGTAAGATGCCATAGTCGCATACACGGTATCGATACAACAGCCGATATCGCCACCAAAAAAACAGATCTGTGCAATCCTGCCAACAGCCGAATCACCGTAGGCGATACCAAAGCGACCTATACCGCAGGAAGTAAGGCAGAAACCAAGAAAGACTTGGAAGAAACCAAGAAAGACTTGGTATCCTCCATTAATCAGGCTCGCGCTGATATGAAAGACGATCTGGATAATGCAGCCGGACTCTTCCAAACAACAATCACGCAAGACGACGGCTCGACGATCTACTACCTGCATGATAAAAAAACGCTAGAGCAATCAACGCTTGTGCTGAAACTGAATGCAAAAGCCCTTGGCGTATCGCTGGATGGTGGCAACACGTACAGCTGGGGTTTTGATTTTGATGGAAATGCAATCCTAAACGAGATCTACGCGATAGGATTAAATGCAGACAAGATCAAAACGGGATGCATCATCGCAAAAGATAAAGATGACAACGAAATCTTTTACTTGAATGTAGAAACGGGAGAGGTAAGAATCGGTGCAAGTTGCGTGAAGCTGCATAGCGAAACACTAGAAAAATACTTGGACGATACGGAATCAAAACTGACGGAAAAAATCCAAAAGGCTTATGTAGACTCAACCGTAACGGCTGATCAGCTGATCATCAAGGCGGTAAAAGAATACGTAAAGACTTCCGATCTGGAACAATTCAAGCAAGAGATTTCAACACAGTTCATCCAGAACTCAGATTCTTTCCAAATGATATTTTCAAAAGTTGAATCCGAACTAAAAGACCTTGAAGACTCCACAAATGAAGAGTTCAAGGAAATCAAAAAATGGATTCGCTTCACGGATGGAAAAATCATCCTTGGAGAAAGCGGAAATACACTGGAACTGACATTGCAAAACGATAGAATCTCATTCACTTCTGCCGGAGTTGAGGTGGCATATTTCAGCAACAACCAGATGTACGTTAATTCCATTGTTGTAAATAGTAACGCATCAATCGTAGGATTAGAGATCCGCAAAAGCGGAAGACATATACAGATAAGCTAGGAGGATACAATGGCAAAATTTTACAGTGGCGTAAGCGGCTATGTAAAAATGGCGCTGCAAGTCGCGGAGACAAGCACGGATATTAGCGCCAATACATCAGCGATAAGCTGGGCATTGATCGCGTGGTTTACGGGTTCGTCTTCCTCCCAATGGTACTCCAACAGCTCGCACGATATCAGCGTAGTAATAAATGGGCAAACGGTTTTTAGCCGTGGGTCAGCAGAAAAAATCTTAGTAAGTATCGGAACTGATCATGCGTCAGAGTCAAATCCGGTGACGATAGCATCAGGATCGCTAACGGTTGCACATAACTCAGACGGTACAAAAAATATTTCCATATCGTTCTCGATGGCCTACAAGTGGGCATCATATGCGTGGTCCGCGTCTGGAACACTTGGACTTACCACAATCGCCAGAGCATCACAACCATCCTGCATCACCTTCCCAAATACAACAGAAAATGTCGGAAAACTTGGAGACACGATCATAATCCACGCGAACCGCGCATCAACAAGTTTTACACACACGGCCCGATATAAGTGGGGATCAAAGGAAGGAACAATCGCAACTGGAATTGGCGACAATGTACAATGGACAATACCGGTATCACTGGCGACAGAGATACCCAAAGATACAAGCGGATGGGGAAATATTTTCCTTGACACTTACCAGAATGGAAATCTGATAGGAACAAAATCAGTAGCGTTTATGGCATCCGTGCCAAGCATCCCACCCACAATATCAAATGTAAAAACGGAGGAAGCAGCGACCCTCCCAGAGAACATAACGGGATATGTGCAATCATGGTCCAGATTAAAGATCACGAATACGGCATCCGGACAATACGGCGCATCAATACAAAAATACGAGGTATCTGTAGATGGGAAAACATACACCGGAAACGGTATCACAACCAATGTGATACAGATATCGGGAAACGTACCGATCACGGTAACTGCAACGGACAGTCGCGGCCAGAAAACGACTGTAACGGTATACGCAACCGTACAGCCGTATGCACTTCCCAAAATCACAGGAGTATCATCGTATCGATGCAACGCATCTGGCGAACTGGATGCATCTGGTGCATACATCTGTATCCATGCAACCGGAGAACTATCAGCGATCAACAACCAGAACGGCAGAGCATGTACTGCCTACTGGAGAAAAACGACAGAGTCACCGTGGAAAAGCAAAGCAATCGCAATGAACTCGTACAAATTAGATGCAAATGTAATTGTAGATGCAGCTACAGACGCAAGTTACAACATTTGCGTGCGCCTACAAGATTCATTCAAGCTAACTGATCACTATGGTTCTGATGTAATGTCGGCTTTTGCCTTTATCGACGTACTTACGGCTAGTGAAACAGACGATACAAAAAAAGGCATGGCAATTGGCAAAGCCGCAGAAGTTGAAGGAGCTGTGGATATAGGATGGAACTTGATAGCACGCAAGGGATTTACCTGGCAGGGAATGCCGCTTACATACTTTACACCAACGGTTAACGTATCGGGCGAGTACTATGGAAAATATGGCTGTTATGCCAAGATCGGTCACGTTGCAATCGTGGTACTGATGGTGCAGATCAAGAGCGTGAGCGGATCAGTGCCGTCTGAAATTAAGATTACACTACCGGATACCCTAAAAGCGGTTGATCACTGGCTACAGCCATCACACCCGATACTAGGGCAGTGGGGCGGCACCTTTCTTGGAATTTTTCGGCAAAATCAAAATTCAACGGTACTCACAGTGCTTCCAGCATCCAGTGTAACAGCCGGCACATATCTGGCCAACGGGTGCTACACCTTCCTTGTACAGTAGCAATTTTTGCAAGATATTTGTTAAATAGGCTGTTAAATAGGCTGTTAAATAGCTTGTTAAGTAAGCTGTTAAACAATCAAATAATGCTCTAATTATTATGTATCTAATATTAAAATCACTCCAATAATTAAAGGTTGAAGCAAAAGGCTCTGGAAAGCTAGAAAAATACTTGCATTATGGAGTCTTGAAAAACTTGCAAATATCCATAATACCAACCTCTAAAAGATTAAAAACGCTCCAAGTGAAGGAGGTGATCCGTAAAAATGAAGTAGCCTGGTACAAAAGAGTGAAAAATGAGAAAGGAGAAAAGTAGAAAATGGCAACAGCAAAATTTAAAGAAGGCCGCAAAGAAGCTACAACTGAAGAACTTGCTCAGTACGACTATGGGCAAACATTGCAAATTGAAGGGTTGCAGCTTCCGGCAGCGGTACAAATACATTTTAGCACCGAGGAAGTAAAAGGCGAAGCTAGAGTGGAAATGGGAGCTACAAAAAATAATATAACGACAGTAGAAATCCCAGATATATATTTTGGGGAAGATGCAAGCTCAAGCAACAAAAGTGAGTACAGCGTTTTCGCATGGGTGTATCTGGATGATGGAGAAAGCGGACGAACGGCATATAGAATCCATATGCCAGTTAAACGCAGACCAAAGCCAACAACTTATACTCCAGAAGAAGATGAGCGGTTAAAGAATACATTAGAGCAGATCACCAAGATTGCTAACAATCTTGACGCAAAAGAAAAAACAAACGAAACCAACATCAAGGCAAATACAACCGCTATCAGCGAGCTGCAGACCAACTTTGCGCGATCTGAGAAAGTATCCCTTAACGAGGCAGTAGAAAGATACTATGCGATGCGCCGAGGCCCAGACATCTACACAGTAGAGGAGCTTGATGCCAGCACAGCACAGGCATGTGATGTGAATCGCTTGGATGCGCTGACGGGACTTACTTGCGAGCCATCCACCAATACATATCGAGGTGTAGACCAGATCGGCACACTTGACGCGTTTCGCCCAACCATTGTCAACTGGGTACTGGATGATGATGGCAACCAGATCATCACAGCAGTTGAGGGGATGCCCGGTTTTTCACGCACCGGAAAAGTTAATCTGGCTGTTATGAACATGGGGCTGTATTACAAGGAGGAGCGCAACGCGGCTGGAAACGGCATCCTACGCCACTGGTCGATGCTTCCGCGAGTGGCAGAGGGCTACAAGCCTCTGAAAGAGTGCGTGCGTCCAGATGGCACAGTACAGGGTTGGATGCTACATGCCAAGTGTTGCGCTGCTGAGATTGATGGCGTGCCATACGTCACAGAGGGATACAACCCGGTGAGAAGTAAGATATCTCACGCAAACTACGCTTATGCACGTAAGCAGGGCGCGGCGTATGGCTACGAGGTTGACGCGGATGCAGTATGGGTGGAAAGCTTAACGATGATCAAGTACGGTACCAGAAACTTGCAGAAGTCCATGAAAGGCGCATCGGCTTATAACTTGCAGTACAAGGTTACAGCCGCAAGCACCGGAAATAAAGTTATCCTTGCAAAAGCGGATGCGGCTAATCTGGTAATCGGCTCTTGCGTATCGGTAGGCGATGCCACAGGAAAAACAGATTACGACCGCGGAAATGCTTATATGCACAACATCGCAGATTCTGCAATGATCACAGCAATCACGTCAGTGGATGATAACAACTCTGCGGTGTATCTGGACTGCGGCTCGATCACAACCAAGGTAGGCATGTATGTATCAACCATGCATTGGCGTACCGGCTCAACTAACAAGGTACTTGGTTACGACGGATCACCGGTATCCAACACTGACGGAAAGAACATCTGCAAGATCAACGAGATCGAGATCCTAAACGGCGGCTACTCTGTGTGCGGAAATGCAATCAACATCATGTCCACAAGTGCAGCAGGAGCCACGACGGTGACAATGTACTATACGGATGATGCCAGAAAGCTGACAACAGATACCTCTAAAATTAAGCAGCAATATAAGGTAGCCGGAACTTTCCCAGCAACCAACAACGCTTGGCTATACATCAAGGATATGATTGTAGATCCAGTATCTGGTTACATGGTGCCAAAGTCCTTCGGTGGCGGTGATAAAACGTATTGGGCAGACGGATACTACACCGGAGAGAATCCGGCTGTTGGAGCGGAAACAGCCCGGGAGCTGCTGCTGCGCGGTGCTCTGTACATCGGCGGGTTCGCTGGCCCCGCTTGCGGGGGTGCGTACGGTGGCGTTTCGAACCAGTGGTGGTACGTCTTCGGCACCCTTTCACCTAATGCCGTACGGGGTGAATGGCGCTAAGCGCCAGAGGGGTTGCCCCCTCTAAGAAAATTTTAAAATAAAATAATATAAAAAGGGATCTATAGGCCCCGGGAGCTGCTGC